TCTGGCGTTAACATGACTATCATCACCTTTAAAACTTGCGTAAATCATCTCGACGAATTTATAACATGCTCCGATTGCCATCATGTTAAACACGGTGTTTCCATTTAAGGTGTCCGGTTGCCCTGAATGTTGTTTCCATACACCTTCTAGTATGGCACGCATAATCCCTGTTGTATCTTTATCACATGCCACCATAACCCAGTGCCTTCTTTGTTTCAAATACATTTCCAAAATATGGTTTGGCACACCGCATAGTCTCATAAACATACAACCAGCTAAAATGCCTTGCATCTCTTGACTCGAATCAAATTCACTAAAATCAAATGTTGCTTTCTTGAATACATTACTTTCTATCTGTTCTGAATATTGTTGGAAAAATAATGATATGTCTCTATCACTCTTACCGTATGCCAATTGCACATTAGGTAATAGGACTTTCGGTATGACGTTTGCTACGCAACGTATGAACCCAGAGAAGATAATGTTGAGCATTTTAGACCAGGCAGACACACCTTGACCTGCTTTTTCCTTGGTATCATAACCCGGTTCTAAAACCAATTTTGGTTGTCTTTTAAGATGGAACTGTATAACACGGTGATAAGTGTCATTCCATTCCAACTCCAAGTCCTTGATTTTAGTATTCACATCAGAACAATTAATAACTTCAATCATGCGATAAATTATATCCTTGAGTTTAAGGTTGATGTCGTTCTCAATAAGCATGTTTTTATGAAGTTTTGAAAAAGTGTTAATATTCTTAAGTTTTTTGACGTCATCTTTGCTTAACGTAAAACCTAAAACATCAAGAAAGGTGTCTTTGACGTTACTAAATTTCTTTTGCAGATTTTTGATGTAGTCTACAAGATTGACATACAAATCATTAGTATTTACTGCATCTTTGACCATGATCTGATAATTCGGTTTTAGCCATTTTTCAAACCCTTTAGTGTAACGATCAATAAAATGCGGGTTAAGATGTTTATCTTGTTTGGCATATCTAGTCAACAAACAATGTATGGTCTGAGTAGTGTTCTTAGGCGTGTATATCAATTGATAGGGCCTAGTGCCGATCATCCTGCCATTCACACAAACTTTTTCTTGCATGTAATTGATGTTGAATCTACATTTGTGGTTAGCAATATTTTGTGGTATTTTCCTAGAGAAATAACCCACACATGCTGAATACGGTTCATTTGCCATTGGCAGGTTCCTACTCATTACTTCTTCAACCAATTCTTTGGTCGATACGACCGAATTCACCGATACAAGATTTGCATGTTGCGGTTTTGGTAGTATTTCTTTCTCTTGTATGACTGCTGTGTCATGCATAGTTAACACATTGCTATCAATGGCACGATGTATGGGTGAACCAAGTACGGGTAAGGTTATAGTTTTTCCATCTTCACTATACAAAATCAATTCAGTTCGACATCTGCTCATGGCAGTGTAAATGTAACTGTAATGATGTGATGTTAATTTAATGTAATCTGGGTAATAAAGATGTACAAAGTCGTAAGTTCCCCCTTGTGCAGCATTGACGGTATTAATTTGATGTCTTGCATTCATGTTCTCGTTTTTGAAACGGTTGCAAAGTTCTTGAGTAAATGTCAAAAATATGTGTTTTGCGTCATTGAAAGGTCGAAAATCATTAATGCTCCTGTAAGTGATTTTGCCTTTATTAGTGCTCTTACTTTCAAGTTGAATGTAATCTTTGAATAGATCACAAATGTTCTGTGGTACGCGATATGTGACATTTATGTATTTGCGACCCGGGTAATAATTGATCTGATATGTTTCTACGGTGTTGTGATAATTACGATAATCAATTTGATAAGAATCAGTTGCTCCAATCACTCGCGCTGTTTTCGCATAATATTTAATCAATGCCACATGATAGCCGCTCATGGCCAACACCTCATCTATGACGACTGTTCTGTAAGTGTTTTCCTTAAGGCTATCAATGGCTACAACGAATGTTTTACTTATGCCTTGGACCTGATCGTTGTTGGTTTTAGATATGGCGTTAAAAGGTGTAATTATCAAGGTGCATTTTGGGCAGCAATTATCGTTTTTAATTAGGCTTTGCGTTTTTCTAGAACCAGCTGCGCCATTAATTGCATCAATTTTAACATTTTTGAATATAACGCCATCGACGTTTTCGATGAATTCTTTGAAATATTCACCAGATGATGTTAGTGTCCATTCTATGTTACAATTAATTTTCTCTTCGATGTCATTGTGGTAATGATGTGTAATGCATCTACATTGATGTTCATCCACTTTTTGTTTTGCGATATTAATTTGTACGTTTTGTAGTTCAGTAAGATTCTTATGAACCACTCTTCCCTCATACTCTGTGTGGATGTTCTTACCTTGATACATTGTGGGTTTGTTTTGATTCAATTTGAGATGCACGTACATTTCTGATGATCTTATATCTGAATAATCATTTTGAATCAACGTTGACACTATATCACCCATATTGTATATTGTATTGAATTTTTCAACCAATTTAGTGTCGCCATATGTATCAATTTTTGTTATCAAATGTTTCCCTGCACGAACGAGATTACAAAGTGGTTTTATTTCTTCATCATTAGGGAAGTAATCATAGATGTAAACAATATTCCCTTCGTTGTCAATGATCTCATCAATGTGATCTACCAATTTGTTGTATCTGTAATCAGGTTCGAACTTCTGTGACCATCTCAATGCTCCTGCACCTACATAGACGCTGGTGTAATAATTTATGTCTCTAGGTACATGTCTTGCAAAATCACCTGGTGCCGCTGAGAGTTCATGAATGTAATCGAATTCACCGATGTGGTTTTTGATATATTGCAATATGTCATCAATTTTGTTTTTCATTTTATCTTGAATATGATAATTAGATGGAATATGTTGATGTGTGAATTCACTCTCTTTTTCTTGCGGTTCATCATCGAAGATGATCCTTGCCTCTTCACAAATTACTTTGTAGCCTCCGTGCTGACATGGTCCTGTTTTTATGTAGGTTTCATAGCCTTTTTGATCCAAGTGCACAATGATACGATCGAAGCGGTATTGTTCCAAAACATTCTTAAAACAGCATAGATCTCCTTTGAAAGTTGTTGTGCCCAATTTAGGTAATACGACCGTAAGTTTATTAGTTCGTGCATAATGATCTATTTGTTTAAATATAGCATGGTATCGATCAATTGTTTTCTGATAAGATTTATTACCAGTGTTGTTATAAGCCACTGCTGCGCACAAATGTACTGGTGTAATACCCGTGCTGTTTTTCAATTTGAGATGTTGGAATTGAATTTGATCAATTGGTAATTTAAATCCTTTTGCATAACCTGGGAACATTTGTGAAAATGATAATGCTTGACCTCCATGATCTTCTAATTTTTCGTTTGCAGCGTTAACATATAGATAATCATTGCGTATTGGTGTGTCTTTATAATTACCAATCATGTGTCTGGTTCTAGTACAGCTGCAATCCACGACTTGATAGTGGTTATTCTCACAATTAATGGAGTTGATTGGTCCAGGAAAATCAGATGTGCGCAATAACGGTATGCCATTTGCATGCACAATTAAGTTCATTTCGTTCGAATTTGCAATGTTAATCAAATCTTCTGCAGAATACCAATCTGGTGGAAGTCTGTGCACGCTGCCATTTAATTTACGCACATTATCAATCTGCAAGTCGGGTTTAATATATCTCAATGCATGTTCGCCACAACGACCATCACCAGGTGGATCATAAAGCAAAATACATTTGCAAACTGGTGATATTTTTCTTTCGTTATTTTCAGTTTTTCTGTTGGTCGTTGAATTGGTTGAGTTGTTATCTGAGAAAACACCATGATCTATTTGGAAGTCATTGAATATGTGACCATGATCAACATGAATAACGCGATCGTAAGTAACGTCCTCTGGATAGAGAAAACTTGCGTTATAAATGAATGATTTATTGATCCATATATCTTTGTTCTTATCTGCCAACCAACCTATTAAGGCATCCTTGATGGTGATTGTGGCTTCATCAACATGGTGTTTGAGCCAAATCACGAAATTATTAAATAATTGATCAGGTACATATTGATTATCTTTCAATTTCTTAAATGCTTTAGACACAGTCAAGGTTCTTTTGTAACGCATTATGGCAATGATAACAAATGTTGATATTTTAATGCGTTCAAAATCGTTGGCGTTTACATCCATTCCTTCATAAACCATCTCCACCGATGCGCCGCTTTTGTATTGCACTTGATTCACGATGGAAAAGGCAAATAATGCAAATTGGTTATATTTGAATGCGTCGTCGAGTTGTCCAGTTGCCCAATTGGTTAAACGATTTAAGAAAACAATCGGTACTCTGAAACATTTGTCATATATGTTCCTATGACAGCCATTATTCATGATATAATGGTATAAATCTGGGACAACAGCGCAATCAACCATATTAGATAGTTTAATTGTTCTGGAAATCCTTCCATCGAGCATTTTGGTACGAGTTATTCGAATGTTAGTGAAGGTTCCATAATTTGCATCCATTTCGAACACCAAACAATAATTTTTACATTTGATGATTGTTGTTTCAAAATATTTGAGCCAGTTCTTCTTTGAATGTGTGTAATTATTGCTATGATCTAAAAAGTCCACAGTTACTACATCACCGTTG